AATTTGTTTCAACTGGATCTACCCCAGTCTTGACTATTATTGACAAAGGAACTGTTGGAGTAACTAGCACTGCTTCATTAACATTAAGACCCAGTTCTGATGTTCCGGATGTTCTTTACTATACTTTGGAAAAAGAAGGAACATTAGTATCTTCAGATGAGGATGTCAAGAATTATTCACAAATAAGGTATCAAGAAAGTATCTATAATGATGTATATAAAGTAACAGCAATAGGTACAACGACTTTCAATGTAAATATTCCAACAAAACCAGAAAGGTCTTCTTATATTTCTACAGAATGTGACACATTAGAATACTCAACAACATCGGCATTTGCATCGGGACCAGTAAGTTCACTGAAAGTTCTATCTTTTGGATCTGGATACAAGGAATTGCCCAGCAGTGATTCTACAAATTTCACTAATGGAACAGATTTAATTGTAAATGCAAAATCCAATACGATTGGATCTTTGAAAGAATTTAGAGTTTTAAATAATAAGTTTACATATTCTTCTGACAGAACTCTGAGACCTAAAGCAAATGTTTCCCCCACTATTGTATTAAATGATTTCAATACAATTGATCAATTATCGATTGTTGATGGGGGAGAAGGTTATGCATCTGCACCAAATTTAATTATTGTTAATCCTGTAACTAGAAATGTAATAGATTCTGGATTATTAAAAGCTAATTTAACATCATCAGCAATTTCTTCAGTAGATATTGATGTTGAACCATCAGGATTGTCAGATGAAAATGTGGAGATATTTGCAACTGATAATACCAATGGAATTTCAGTTACGAAAGTACAATCATCAAACTCGGGTATTTTTACTTGTACATTATCAACACCAGGAATTGGAACTACCGCTGGATCTGGTTTCTCAGTCCAACCATTCAATATTGGAGACGATGTTTTTGTTGAGGGTATTCAAAAGTTTAGTAGTGATGGTGCAGGATTTAATTCTGCAGATTATGGATATAAATTCTTTAAAGTAAGTCTTTATACTGCTAATGGTGATGGAGTCAATGACACCGTAACAATTAATGTATCGGGATTGACTACAAATACTGGTATTGCAAAAACTGTTCAGGATTTTTCGGGCATCATTATTAATAAGAATGACTACCCAGAATTTGAAGTAACTCAAAAATTATCCAAATTTAACATAGGAGAATCCTTATCTTCTAGTGGAATTATTAGAGATCTAAAAGTTGCTGCAAACAATGAAAATAAGTTAACGGTTTCTGGATCATATGATCTATCAGTAGGAGAAACTATTAAAGGGATAGAATCCGGAGCTGTTGCAACAATACAAACATTAGATCATAATGAAGGCAGTTTTGATGTTGCATATTCAAATGTAAAGGAAATTGGTTGGGACACCGAAACTGGTAGACTGAGTGAAGATTATCAAGTAACTCCTAATAATGATTATTACCAAAACCTATCATACTCCATAAAAAGTTCTGTAACTTATAAAGATCAACAATCTCCCGTAGAAAATTTAGTTCATACTAGTGGATTGAAGAATTTTGCAGATACTGGAATTACTTCCTCTACAAGTGCAGGTTTGGACAAGACTAATGATGGTTTTGTGGTTGTTTATGATATTATTGATGAAAAGAGAGTAGATACTGTTAATAACTTTGATAATGTTGTGGATCAAGATGTTGTTAATTCAGCATCAAAATTCTTAAGACTTGAAAACAAACGTCTTGTTAATTCTACAATATTAAAAAATCTCAATGTATTGACTGTTGATGATCTTAGTGGACTATTCTCCAATTCAGAAGCAGAAAATACTGAATTTTTATCAATTGCTGAAGTTGATGATGATACATATCATAATTATTTGTTTAGAGTTACTAATATAGATGGTAGTGAGATACAATTAACAGATTTAACAATTTTGAGTGATGGTTTTGAAACGGTCATTGTTGAAAATGAATCTTTACAAAATACAGATTTGCCATTCGGATCTTTTGATATAGTTGAAAATGAATTTGATGAGACTTTCTTAAGGTTTGTTCCAAATGATCCTTTCAATAAAGATTATGATATTAAGTTGATTAAACAAACTTTCAACAGTGTGTTTGTAAATAGTGGAATACACACTGTTGGTTTTGTAACTTTAACAGGATCTGTAGACACGGAAATCACTTCTGTTGGACTGGGAACAACAACAATAATTTCGGTAGATTCAAATGAATATGAGTCTCTTTATATCAATGCACAAGTAACTGATACCATCACCGATGATATGAATTATGTGAGATTGTATATCACACATGATGGGACAAATACATATCTATCTGAGTATTATATTGATAATACTCTTAGTGCTTCTACTGGAAATCAAATAGGCACTTTCTATTCTGATTTGAGTGGTGGAGTTTTATCAATAACGCATGAAAATACTGCATCCAACAAATTAATGATAAGAAGTAACACGGTTGGATTTGGAACAACAACATCTGGTATAGGTGTTTATAGATTCAAGTCAGATGATCAGTTAGATGGTCAAGAAAGAAGTGCGATTTACCAATCAAATTTCCAATCTACAGTAGGTATTGCTTCCACAACAATTCAAACTTTAGATAGAAGTTTATTTGATGCATCAAAATCTGTAATTGAAGTAAGTGCTGGTTCAACAAAGGCACTTCATCAAGTTATGATGATTTCTGATGGAACTGATGTTTACACTCAACAACTACCATTCCTTTCTGTAGGCACTACTGATATTCTTGATACTGCATCAGGAATTGGAACTTTCGGTGGTGAGATATCTGGTTCTAATATAATTTTGAAGTTCTATCCAGATAATCAGAGTCTAGAAACTAAAATTGAAGTCTTCAGTAAATCCTTCTACACTCTGGTTGATAACACTAATAATTATAATGATCTGAACTATGGAGCAATAACTGAAAGTATTGATGAAAAGTTTTATAATGCAATTAATGGAGATAGAATTGATAGAACTGCATTCCCACTATTCAATAATACCACCCCTATATTCTCAAAGGAATTTAATCCAAATTCTGTTGCTTTGGCAGCAACAACTGGCCTATTTACGATACCAAATCATTTCTTCCAAACTGGTGAAGAATTAATTTATACTCCAAATTCTACCATTGTTGGGGTTGGCACCAGTGCAATGATGACTAGTGCAACTGATCTCTTACCTTCTACCGTATATGCAATTAAAGTAACTGAGGATACCTTTAAAGTCGCAATAACAACTACAGCAGCTCAAAGTGGAATTGGAACAACCTTCACATCTTTGGGTGAAGGTAATGCTCATAGGTTTACGATGAAGGAGAGGAATTCAAAATGTATTATTACTGTCGATAAACTGGTACAATATCCTGTAGCATTTGCAGGAATATCACATAGTCTATCTGGAAACTTGGGAATTAGTACTACATTTGTTACTTTAAGTGGTATATCTTCAATTAATCCACAGGATATTTTGTTAATTGATGATGAATATATGGGAGTGACAAATATCGGATTTGGAACAACAAGTGTTGGACCTATTACAAATAGTGGAAGTATAAAACTTGTAGAAGTTGATAGAGGATTTGTTGGATCTTCTGCATCAACTCATACGAATTCTACTACTGTTGACGTTTATAGGGGAGCATTTAATATTATTGATAATGAAATTCATTTCGCAGAGGCTCCAAGAGGTAATCCTCAAATTGATAAAACAAAATCCAATTTGGATTATGAAACTTCATCTTTCAGTGGTAGAATTTTCTTTAAATCAAATTACGATAGTAATAAGGTTTATGATGATTTGTCTGAAAAATTTACTGGAATTGGAAGAACTTTTAATCTGACAGTTGGTGGTGCAAATACTACAGGTATTGGAACAGAAGGTAGTAATGGACTCATTTTTATTAATAACATTTACCAGTCACCAAAAACTGATAATAATCCAACAAGATTTAATTATGAAATTACTGAAGGTGTAGGAATAACGACTGTAGAATTTTCTGGAATTACAAGTTTCAATGATCCCAATCAGTATGTGGTTTCGGACTATGATATTAACCAAAATGAGACCCCTAGAGGTGGAATAATTGTTTCCTATGGTTCTACACCAGGACTAGGATTTGCACCACTTGTAGGTGCCTCAGTAACTGCCGTTGTTGGTGCTGGAGGATCTATTGTATCTGTTGGATTAGGAACAACTGACAATCTTGGATCTGGATACAATGGACTGGTTTCTATTGGAGTATCTGTATTTGAAGAAGGTCATTCTGGAAATGTAGCAGTCGTGGAAGCAACTGCAAATCCTGGTGCTGGTGGAACATTATCATTTAATGTTGTGGATGGTGGTACTGGATATACAAATCCACAAATCTACGTATCTGATCCATCATACGAAAATCTTCCTGTTACTGGTGTTTATAGGGAAGGTATTGGTAATACAACAACTACTGGTGTTGGACTGTTAATGGATGTTATAGTTGGTGGTGCTTCTACATCTGTTGGTATAGGTTCCACCTATTTTGAAGTAAGAGAGTTCCAGTTCTCAAGGCCCGGATATGGATTTATGAGAGGTGACGTATTCAAACCAGTTGGTTTAGTTACTGACTCAACATTAGGTTCTCCATTACAAGATTTTGAAATTACAGTTGTTGATACATATTCTGATAATTTTGCTGCTTGGGAATTTGGAGAACTGGATTACATTGATTCGATCAAAAATTTACAGAATGGACTTAGAGTAAGATTCCCACTTAATTATAATGGAGAACTTCTGAGTTTTGAACCAGAATCAAATTCTCCAATTGAAGATAATATTAATAATGTATTAGTCATCTTTATAAATGGTATTCTTCAAGAACCAGTAACTAATTATATTTTTGAAGGTGGAACATCTTTTGTGTTTACAAAGGCACCATTAGAAGAAGATGAGGTTGAAATTTACTTCTATAAGGGTGTTGAATCAACTGATATTAATACTGTTATCGTAAGACCAACAATAAAAACAGGTGATGTTGTTCAAGTCATAAGTAATAACATAATTCCTAATACATTAACTCAGGAAGAAAGAACCGTTTATAATTTATCATTCTCTGATAAATTTGAAACTAATCGATATTCTGGAGAAGGAATTGATGAACAAAACTACAAACCACTCTCTTGGACTAAGCAAAAGTCCGATAGAAAGATTAATGGTGAATTTGTAAGTAAGTCTAGAGATGTATTAGAAGCTCTAGTTTTCCCAACAGCAAAAATTATCAAAGATGTATCTATAACCGATACTGATATCTTTGTTGATAATGTAGAACTCTTTGAATATGAAGATAATAGAAATATTGAAGAGGCTCCAAGTGTTCCATACCCAGATGGTTCTAAACCATGTGATGTATTAATCGTTAATGGAATTTCTACAGTTGGATATTCAACTGGTCTTGTTGAGAAAATTACAGGATTTAATAATATTCAAGGATTCTCTGGAATTGTTACTGGAATTACAACATCTACTGGAACCGGATCAAATCCACTTGCAATTCAATTTACCGTTATTGATCAGAGTACCACAGGATTTGTTGGTATTGAAACTGGAAATCCCATTTACATCTATGATACAACAGTTGGTAATGGAATCATATCAATTGATAACTCCGACTCTGCAGTTGTTGGTATTGGAACAATCTTTGCTGATAATGTTTATTATATTTCCAGTTTCTCTTATACTTCTTTAAATGTAAATACACATGTAGGAATCTTGACTTGTAACATTATTTCTACTACTAATACTGCGGGTATTAATACTTCAGGAAATATATTAAATCCGGTTGGAAAATATTCGTGGGGTAAATTATCGGGAGGAACAAGATCTTCTAATCCAATTTCTATTGGTGTTACAGGAAATACTGTTTCTGGATTGTCAACATACCCAACTATCCAGAGAAGAGGTGGAATTAACATAAGGGCAACAGGTGCTCTTCCTAAAATTGAAGATTAACATTATCGTATAAATATCTAAAAAACAATTAATATGTCTGCATTCGTAACAGATCAATTTAGAATATTGAATGCCGGTTCCTTTGTAGAGTCCATCAGTAATAATTCTTACTATGCGTTTTTAGGTCTAAGTAACCCAACTGCAACTGGATTTGGTAGAACTGATAACTGGAATTCAAGCACGACAAATAATCCTGTAGATAATTTCCAATACTTGTCTCACTATAGAGATACTAGTTTGTTTGGTCGAAGAATTACTACAGAAAATGCTAGAAGGGTTATAAGGAAAGTTGAGTGGACTGCAAATAATCAATATGACATGTATCGTCACGATTATAGGCAAGGTAATATAGCATCAGTAAGTAAGGCTTTGAAATTATATGATGCAAATTATTATGTAATCACTAGTGATTTTAAAGTATATGTTTGTATCGAGAATGGAACTAGTGGTGCAAGTACAACTGTTCCTAGATCAACCCTCGAACCCACACATACTGACGTAGAACCAGTTTCTTATGCCGATGGGTATAGATGGAAATACTTATTTAAAGTTTCACCATCCGACGTTATTAAGTTTGATTCTACAGAGTTTATTGTTGTTCCAAATAATTGGGCAACAACTTCAGATTCTGATATTACTGTAGTTAGAGATGGTGGAAACTCTGATGTTAATAATAATCAAATTAAGTCAGTATATATTGAAAATGGTGGATCTGGATATACTAATGGAACTCATTCCATCTTAGGTGATGGAACAGGTGGTGAAGTTAGTATTACTGTAAATTCTACTGGATCAATAACCGGAGTCACGGTAACTCAAGGTGGGAAGGGTTATACTTATGGAATTATTGATTTGAGTACCAATAGTGGGGCAGGATCAAATTTAATACCAATTATTCCCCCTTCTAAAGGTCATGGATATGATGTATATAAAGAATTAGGAACTGATAAAGTATTATTGTATGCAAGATTTGATGACTCTACTAAAGATTTTCCTATCGATACAAAATTTGCTCAGGTTGGAGTTATAAAAAATCCAGAAACATTTACAGGATCACAAACTTTTACTGGAAATACTTTCTCATCACTTTATGCTGTTGGATTGAGTACTTCTAGAACAGTAGTTATTGGTGAGCAAATTACTCAAGCATCAACAGGTGCGAAGGGATATGTTGCTTCTTTTGATAGTGAAACTAAAATTTTAAAGTACTATCAAGATAGATCTTTATGTTTTGGTAATAAGTTAGATCAAACACAGAGTTTACTTACTAAGAATATTACTGCATTTGATAATACTCCAATATCTTTTACTACTTCTGGAGGATCAGCAGGAATTAATACTGGTTTATCGGGCAGTGTAATTACAGTTAATTCCAAACAGATTAATTTGGGTGTTACTTTTACAGGTGGACTTGCAAATCCTGAGATAAATAAAAAGACGGGAGATATAATCTATATCGATAATAGACCCGAAGTTCAAAGAGACTCTAGACAAAAAGAAGACGTTAAAATCATTCTGGAATTCTAAAAAAAGATGGCACAAAAAACCGACTTAAATATCAGCCCATATTACGACGATTTTGATAAAAATAAAAATTTTTACAAAGTTTTATTTAAACCAGGATATCCAGTTCAGGCTAGAGAACTAACAACTCTTCAATCGATTTTACAAAATCAAGTAGAGTCTTTTGGTAGTAATATTTTCAAAGAAGGTTCCATGGTTATTCCTGGATCCATAACATTTGATAATGAATACTCTGCAGTAAAATTAAATGCTACAAATTTAGGATCGGATATTTCCGTTTATATTAAGAATTTTATTGGAAAAACTATAACTGGTCAGACTTCTGGTGTAAGTGCAACGGTTAAGAATGTAGTCTTCACTAGTGAAAGTGATCTTGTAGAGTATGTCACAATATATGTAAAATATTCTCAAGCAGGTAGTGATTCAGAAACATCAGTATTTCAGGATGGAGAATCACTGATTGCAAGTGAGAATGTAACTTATGGAAGTATTACTATTTCTTCTGGAACTTCATTTGCATCTTTGATTTCTTTAAATGCAACTGCAACAGGTTCTGCAGCGTCTATTGATAATGGTGTATATTTTGTAAGAGGGTTTTTTGTTGATGTCTCTAAGCAAACTTTAATATTAGACTACTATACAAATAATCCATCATATAGAGTTGGATTAAAGATAACCGAAACACTACTTAGTGCCAAGGATGACGAATCTTTATATGATAACGCAA